TCCCTGGTGGGTATACTTTCCTGGAACAAGGTGATGAAGTCGAGGTAATTGCAACTAAGGAAATTGACGTTTTTAGATCGTACGCCGTTGAACAAGGGAAATTGATGACTGGTGCTGATTTGTTGGAAATTGAGGAAAAGGCAAATAAACTGTCGCTGCGAGATCGAGCTGTTGCATCCAGAGTGTGGATAACCGACTTTGTTTGTAAGAACAAGTGGGTCATCACCACTGTGGGTATAACAGCTTTGGTTGCGTCGATGGTATATTCGTACTTTTCTGGCACAAAGAAGCCAGTGTTCAATGAACAACTAAAGTATGTTTCCAAACCAGTTCCTCTCAAAAGGATTCCTGTTTATACTCGAATGAGTCCACAAGGATTGGAAGAAGACCCTGAGGCTACGGCCTTCTTGAATGGTCGAGATCGCTGTTTCGTGAAGGAAAGATCGGATAATGCTGCTTTTGATTTGCTTAAGAATAGATTCTTTCACAAGCATGCTATGGTTGTGGTTGAGTATGACGGATATAAGATGCAAGCCACTCGGATTGTAGATGATTATATTCTTCTGCCCAAGCACTTCTTTCGCTATGCTAGGAAGAAAGGATTGAAGGATGGCAGCAAGTTTTCGGTTATAGAAGGAATGTATCTTGAGGGTGAGGATATAGCACATAGAACTTACCCTCAAGTCTTCTCAGAGATTTCCTTGAAAGAAGACCTAACGCGTGATTTTTGTGTGTATAAAGTGACTGGCATGAGCTTTGCTAAAAGTATGCTGAATCAGTTTCCCTTGAGGGAGACTCCTACAGTAGCTACAAAGTGTATCGTGCCTATGTTGTTTCCAACCACTGAGGTGATGAACAACCTTTATGCCGAACCTGTCGGTGCTAGCGCCAATCCAATCAGGCACGCCGATGGATCCTTGACAATGCTTCCAATTGTCTATCATGTGACAATTCCAAATCTTAGTGGAATGTGTGGTGCTTTGGCGCTACGCTTGGATAAAACCATTAATTCCAAGATATTGGGGATGCATATTGCGGGTCTTCCGGCTGAGGATATAGCAGCGTACCTTCCTATCTACAGAGAGGATGTGGATTCTCTCATCGCCAAATACAACAGGCCTCTTCTCGCCATCGAGGAGGAAGACAGCGATCTCCGGATAATGCAAGAACAAGGCGTTTCGATGGACCCTTTGGAGTTTTGCGGAAAACTTCAAAGGCCGTGTGACTATCAAGTCCCACAATCTTTTACTAAAATCCGCCCATCTGTTATTCACGACCGAAGCAGATGTGTTACCGAGCCCGCGGTGTTGAATCCTAAGGACAGCCGCTTGGCTCCGGAACTCCAAGGTCGTCCCCTGCTACTTGATAACATGCAGGGGTATAATCTTTTACCGGGAGCAATCAATCCTGAGACTCTATCCGTTGTGGAGCAGGTCTACAAGGTTGAGTTCACCCATACTTTAACTGATGTTGAATGTCGACGCGAGTTGACACTAAACGAAGTGATAAATGGGATAGAAGGCTCGTACAAATCTATGGAGATGATGACGAGTCCTGGGCACCGGTATAAGAAAATGTTTCCAGCTTCTAAAGGAAAGACTGCGCTATTTATTCGCGCAGACGGTGAGTCTCAGCTCCATGCCACGCCCGTGGTTTCGGAGGACTACCGTAGATGTAGGGAAATGATCCGACAGGGGAAGCGACCCTTCCTGCCTGCATATGCTTGTCTTAAGGACGAGCGCCGTAAGTTAGCCAAAATAATATCTGGCACTACTCGCACATTCATTGTTATGGATGTTATCTATAATATGTTGATGCGAGCATACTTTGGCGCCTTTACTATGGCTCAGCATGCTCAGGCAGGAAGGATCCCTTCCTGTGTGGGATTAGATTCCACATCTCAATTTGCGATCCTTTATGAGCGACTAACTGCTATTGGTTCAAAAACCGAGGATTATGACTATAAGAATTGGGACCGCTCGCTCCACCCTGAATTTATTCGGGCTTATGGAAGAGTGGTCTCACATTGGTATGGTGATGCCCCGGGTTCAGAGAACTATGTGGCACGTGCAGTGTTACTAGAAATGCTTATTCAGACTGACATTATCATTCGAGATAAAGTCTACAGAAAGAATATTGGCATTTGTTCTGGTTGCGCCATCACGGCGGAAATAAACTGTATTATACACACTATGTTAGTGTACTATCAGTTTTTGGAAGTTGCAAAATTTGCAGCTCCCAAAACTGTTTGCAACTTTGCCTATTTTAAAGCCAATGTTGCGTACGCTGTGTATGGTGATGATATAGTTATTTCCCGCTCTGATGATGTTGACTGGTTCAATGGAGCCAATATTGCTGTGGTGTGTGAAGAGCTTGGAATGTCTATAACGCCCGCAGATAAAGGAGCAAGCGTCTTTAGAACGAAAACTTTGTCGGAATGTCAATTTCTGAAAAGAGGCTTCGTTATTGATGACGATGGGCTTGTAAAGGCCCCCTTAGAACTGCAGGTGATTAAAGAAATTCCTGAATGGATACACGAATGCGCGGACCATGTGGAAGCTACTGATGTTAACATCGATATGGCTGTTAGGGAAACTTTTTATCATGGAAGAGATATATTTCTTTCTACCGTTGATGATTTCAATAGACGCATATTCACATACAATAAGCATCATCCAGCACGACAGCTACAGGCTGTAACGTACGATTATGACCAGTTGGATGCTGAATGGCGGCGGGCGGATATGCCAATAACTTGGCTAACT